CTAAAAGCTGCTCTGCGTTTTTTATCTTCTTCTGATTCTCCTTTTTTGAATGGAGAACCACTTACACCTTGTTGGCCAAACCTAATAATCTTCTCCAGACCGTTATCACAAGCCTTTACAATGTGAGATTTTGTAGGATGTGATGGTGTTTTCTTAGGAACATTACACTTTAGAGTAGATTTATTAACTTGTTTAGCCATTATCTTCCTTGTCTATTATATTTTTTAGGTTGCTTATTCTTCGCCTTGGAAGCCTTGCCACCTTTTCTTTTACCGAAGTTTACTTTAATTGCTTTTGATACTGCTTTTGCCATACCCAAATATAGCAATTTTTACTCTATTTTTTTAATCAATAGCTTACTATAAAACAATTCAAAGGTTATCCCCCAGATACAATTAAATAAGATTAGGTCTATTAAGCCAAATAAGGGCTTGTAACAGACTATCGCTGATGAAATGAACACTATCATTAAAGCCTTAGCTAAATGCCACCCATCGGTCATAAATGATAGCATAGAGCTTGATAGAAAGAACTTCTCTCCATTGGCTTTTTCGCCCCATTGCCATTTGTTTCTCCAACTGATGTTCCAGTCCCAGAATTGTTTGTTCTTAAAGTTTCCAAATATGGAAACATAGTACCTTGTTGATAGTACATCCATAACTGCATTGCAAATAGCTGCAAGTATTAAAAATATAATTGTCATAATCCTAAATTTTGTTTAATTATTATAAATTCTTTAATGTCAAACTTATCTTTTAGCCTCCAGTTCTTCCTTCCTCCGTAATAAGAATCCTTTACCCTATTTTCGTATTCGAGTATAGTAGGGTTTTCTTTGGCTATTATTCTTGTACTCGTAATAAAACCATTTACTCTTATAATTACTTCATAAAAGTTTATCATTATAAATCCAGTATAGTTTGTTTAACAAATTCTTCTTTACCCCATTGTGTAGCCATAGCTTCAGCAATACCTTTAAATGTTTTACTTCTTAATGTTCTTCTTTCTGCTGGAGTTTTTGCATTAGCGAGTGCATCTGCATACCATTTAGGATGCGATTTACCACTTTTAAATACAGTTCTTTCTCCTTTACCTACAATTTTTGTAGGAATTAACTTAGGAACATTTTTAAGCCATAAGCAAGTAGTCTTTGTAGCTTCATCTCCAAACATCCAAGGTTGAATAATCTGCTCTGGTTTTCTTATTTTACTACTAATAACACTAACTGGGTTTTCAATAACTATTCTATCAATAGGTGCATCCATTAATTTTTGCACAAACTCTAAGGCTTCTGCTTGGTTTTTGTATCTTTCTAAATTAGGTGTTTTATCTTTGTTATACAAATGCCTTGCACCACTTACTGATAAGAATGTACAAGGAGGATGTGCAATCATCATATCCCAACCTTTATCAATTATATCAAATACACTTTCTTGGTAATGCCATTCTGGATGGCCACCACTACACGGTAGTAAATCACAACTAAATGCTTCATGCCCTAAAGCTCTAAATTCTTTTGTTATTGATTGACTTTCTTCACAAGCTATTAATATTCTCATAATCTTAAATAAATTCTATTTCTAAATCATCGTTAGGGCTTGGTATAGATATATTAAGGAACTCTGCTCCCCATATCTGTACCTCTGCTATGAAATCTGTAAACTCTTGGGTGCTTAGCTCACTTGTACTCTTAAAGCTTTCTATATGCTCTCCCATTATGTTCTGGATGTCATACCTTAAAAACTTTACTTTGATAATATCGTGAGCATCTTCCTTTGTGCGAATTTCATTAAATCCAGCATCTCTAAGGCCAAGTAATACATTAGGTACTACGATTGCCCAGTAATATCTATTTTGTCCGTTAGAACGCATCTTTTTCTTCTTCTTGATACATAAAACATAATCAATCCCTTCTTGTAAGGTATCAATCTCTGCATTTAGTAAATCTCTATTCTTTACTATTAGCTTTCCTTTTTCTTTATAGCAGTTATATTCTATGTTCATTGACTAAATTCTTTAATTTTTTCTAATAACCAATCTTTGGTAACTTTAAATTCTTTGTTCTTTTTTTGCTCTAAAGCCATAAATTCAAATGGCCCTATCTCATTATAAAGCTTCATTGTATATACAATGTAATTACCGTGCTTAAAAACATTACACCCAGCACATTGGTTTCTCACATTATCTAAATCCCATCTAACTGATAAATGTTTTCTACTATGAAAATGGCCACATTGCATTGTTTTTACCGTTCCTTTCTTACCACAAGTATAGCACTCTGTGTTACCATCAGAATCAGAATAAAACTTTCTTGAATAAGTGCTAAACTCTGTATCAAGCTTCTTCTTTAAAGATGTTATTGTTTCAGTCTTTTGTTTTGGTTTCTTTTCCTTGTTAGGCTTCTTACCTATAAGATACTTTTGTGGATTCTCTATGATGTCGCAAGACTTACACAATCCCTTTGCAAAGATTGGCTTCTCTTTTAAACATCTTTTACAGCTCTTTTTCTTCATTGTATCTTAATTCTAAGTATTCGTTAATCCCAAGCATCTTTCCGTTTACTTCTAAGAAGCCAGAACAATGGCCAACTTTCTTTTTAAACTCTGCAATGTACTTGTTCATTTGTTTTTGTTGCTCACGCATCTCTGGTATCTCATCACTAAGGTTCATACGCTTAACTTTCTTCTCTTGCAACTGCTTTTTAAAGTCATCAATCAAAGCTTGAGTTTCTGGACTTATAGGAGTTCTTGATTCCTTCTCCATTGCTACTCTATTAATCTCCTTGCTTACCTCTACTCTTTCATCGCAATATTGTGTTAGCATCTGGAAGAATGTAGGTGTATCAAAACTGCCATAAATCTTACCATACTTTCCCATTCTGGCATTCTTTAAAAACATTGCAAAATCTTCATACTTTAACCAGTAATAGTCTGTTAGTAGAATGTTTACACAAGTCTTAATTTCCTCATCAGTTAAGTTCTTTGAATCATCTATCTTGTAAATAGAACTAAACTCAATCATAAAAGCTGAAAGGTTTATTTGTAGGCTTTTAGCATCCTCTTTCTTCAATAAGGCTATTGGTAGAGTATTGCTCTCTATTATCTTCGCTACCGATAATTCTTTTAAGTCTTGATATTTTACTAACTGGCTCATTTGAAATTGATTTTAAGTAAGTTATTTCTTTTTGTTTTGAATCCGAGAATATTAAACCTTGATAATTCCCAGAGATTGCACTTTCAATTAATACTTTTTGATATGGTGGTTGAAACTCTGCAAGTTTCTTAATTGATAGTCTTATTGCTGTTTCTGGCTTACTTATCCATTTAGGCATCGTTACCAGTTGTAAGAATAATTCTATCACTTCTATGCTTAGATTGTACTCGTAGCATATATTTAATGCTATGGCTTGTACTCTTTCTTCCTTTCTCATTTGATGTCATTTAACAAATGGGTTAAATTTAATTGCATTGATAAGTTATCTATTAATCTCTGCATAACTTTTTCTTTTTCTGTTTGCAACATTACTAACCTTTCATAGGTTGCTATAATTTCTTTTTGCTTTTCTATAAGCTCATTTCTTTTATCTATCATAACGCTTGGGCTAAAGTTTCTAATGGAAAAACTGTTTCTCCTCTTAATAAATCTCTGTATTTCTTTTCAAGCTTATTCTTATAATAAGAATCAATCTCGGTAAATCCTTGTATGGTTTCTCTATGGTAAATTACTGTTGCGTGGTCGCACTTTAATACTCTTGAGATTTCTACCACTCCATAACCAAGTTCAGTTAATACAAATATAGCTTCTTGTTTAGGCTTTACATACTTTGCAAATCTTCTTCTACCAAATATATGCTCTGGCTCTATGCCATGTAATAAAGCTATCTTATTAAAAACATCTATAATTACATCTTTTCTATTAAACTTTACTCCTTTTGGTACAATAATATACCCCTTATCAACCTTCTCCATAACTTCTGTATCAAGCTCTAAGCCTAAATCCAGAAACAATCTTTCTATCGTTAGCATAAGTTATATTTAACCCACCATTTGCCCTCACTTTTAACTTGCTCACTCTGGATGGTTAATCCATCTTTCCTTAAACAAAGGATATAGTGAGCTAATCTTGTAATATGATATGTTTGTATAGCTTCCCAGCTTGTAATTGATTTGTGAGCCTCTAAATGCTCTTTAACCATTTGTAATTGTGTTTTTTGTTTCATTGTTTTAAGATAAATAGTTTAAATTAAAATATAAGCCTACCACAACTTATATTAGGTCAAGTAAAACCCCTTCTACTTTTTTGTTATATAAAAAAACATGACCTTATGCAAAAAGAACGATTGGTAGAGCATTTCATTCAATGTTTAGAATGGCAAAGCATCCTCGTTAGCATCCGTTGGCCTTGTCTTAGGCACATAAGTGTTTTCTACTACGGATAAGTCATTACCAAATTGGTCTGCTTCTCTCCTTTTTGAAACTGTTACACGAATGTAACCTTTTGCACTTCTTGGTAACTTGTTAAGTTGCTCAATGTTTAAACTTAACTCTTGTACTTCTCCGAATTGTAGGCTCTTGGTCTTACCACTTCCTACATAGTTTTTCTTGTTATCCACTTTGTTATTTATTTATTTTACCTAATTTTTTTTTTACTTCAGCATCGTATTCCTTCAACCACTCTCTACATAACTCCACTCTCTCTTTCATTTGTTCTTCGATTTCTAAATCTCTTGCGAATCCAAATGCTAACCATCTTTCGTTTGATGGTAAATGCTCATAGCTTACCTCAACTCCGTAGTTTGCATCTGCTGGAGTGTTCATTAAAGCGTAGAACAAAATAGCTGTATCTACTTGGCCATCTAAAACCCACATATAAGCACGGAGCTGGTTTTCGTAGTCTTTGTTAAGCTCTATTGCATCGTGCAATGTTTTCTTGCTCCAAGAACACTTGATGTCTATAACCGTATTATCTTGGATAACATCTGGAGTACCAACACACCACTCATTAGAGTAAATGTTAATGTTCTTTTCTGCTAAGCCATAACCTAACTGCTCGGCCATAAAGTCAATAGCTTTATCTTCCATTAATATGCCCTTAGTCATATACTTAGAACTTATTTCTTCGTAGCTATCAGCATACCACTCTTTTAGGTATGTGGTGCAAGTTTTAGGAAGCTCTCCATTTTTGTCAAGCTTTCCCATAATTTTGCCCATTGAACTTGGTCTTATCTTAAACTTATCCATTATTCTTGAGTTAAGGCAAAGTGAACTTCATTACTTACTTCGTACTTCTCGCAAATCTTTGCTAAGTTAGACTTATCTTTTAAGTAAGCTTTACGGCAGTTACCAAAGTTTTCTGTATTTAAAAGTAATACTGGCTTCTTCTTTACTTGAGTTACTTCATTATCAGCAATAGCCGATACACTATTTTGAAGATTTGTAAAATGAGCTATTGAATTACCTCCAGTTGATTTACTACCATGAACATAAGTAGCTTGAGTTTCTTTATCGTGAGTATTAGTAGCATCACTATCTTTTGTATCTTCTATAAGAAAAAGCCCATTAAGCGAATACTTCCGTGAGTATGAGCTTGACGCTCCACTTATCTGCGAACCATCCATACCTTTCTTGTTTTCTTCTTCTCTTGCATAAGCTGTTACACTTACTTGTTGCTTCTCTGAATAAATAGTAGCAGTAGCTTTAATGTAATATCTATCTCCGATATTAACTAACTCATCAGATAGAGTTAAATAGCAGTTGTATTTCTTTAATAAAGGTTTTAATGCTTCTAAAATATCTTCTGCTGAACGATATTTGTAACCACCAAAGTTATTTGTTAAATTCTTTGGAGCTTTAAGCTCTGATTGGATTGCGATTAGCTCTTTCATTTTGTTTTTGGGTTAAATAATAAATAGTTTGTTTCTTTTTCTAATTTGTATAGTTTCTTATGAACTAAATTTAATTGGCATCTAATTGATAATGCCCATTGATGTAATTGTATTCCTAACTCCTCTGGAGGAACTCCAACACTTGATTGGACTAAAACTTCTCGCACTTTAGGTAAGCCTTGCTCATCTAAATGGTTTTTATAAGTGATAATCATAAACTTGCTTGAGTTAATAGGTTTTGAATAATACCTTTGTAGTTTGCTTCAATGAAAGTCTGCAAAGGCTCTCTAACAATAATAGGTTCTTTCTGATTAGGATTAGAAGATTTAATTTCTAATGCTACCATTCCACCATAGCCTACTAAGTGATTGTTACAAACCCATTTAATAAGGTCGGCAACTAAAAAGTCGTGGTGGTAGATAATATCTCCATCTGTATAAGAAACGAGATACTCCTCTTGGAAATTAAAGTTGTTCACTTGAACATCTAAAATTTGTGGTTGTTTAAGTTTTATCATTTTCGTTTTGTTTTGGTAGGACAAAGGTGTGGTTTATTTTAACATCTGTCAAGAACTATTTGCAATTTAGAATGATTCTAAATTATAAAACCTTAATACATAGAGAAATCCGTTAATTATCATCTTAATTACAAATATAATCAAAGCTATATTTAAAGCATAAATAAGGCATAACTCTAATAAAGTTAATCTTCGCATTGTTCAATATCATTATTTTCGCAATCACTTGCTAAATCTTCTTGTTTGTCAATCCAATACTGGTGTTCTTTTAAATCTTCCATTTTATTTGTTTTTTAAGTTAATTCCATAGTAGGGTTATATCCAATAAATCTCTATTAATCATCGCAGATGACCGATTTATTAAATGTCCTTAGCTTTTATTTAACGATGCTAATTCAATGCTTATTCTAAATATCCTTAATCCGAAGGCAAATGTTTGTAATCTTTTTTATTGTCGTGTGTTGCTCCCTTTAGCATTGCACACTCTTTAAACATTTGATATTTTCTTTTACAGTTTCTTTCTGCAAAAGCTCTAATTTAGTTAAACTTGGCCGTTCATTTTGGTAGATTCGTATAGCTACCGAGGATTCAACCCTTTAAAGACCTCAAAAAATGTCAAAAAAAAAGGAGCTAAGTCGGACACCTTAACTCCAATTTTATTTCTTTCTCTCTTTTCCCTTCGAAAGGGTATCTGCTTGTCCGAACAAATACTCTTTGATACTGCAAAGGTAATAATGTTTTTTATATATGCAAACTTTTTTATAAAAGTATGTTTCTATGTATGTACAAAAAAGCGTACAAAACTTATTTAAACAAAAAACCCCCTAAGATTTTACTCTTCGGGGGATACTAAGCGACAACAAGTTGTTGGCAACGAGCTGGAACTTAGACTACAATGGGTCTGCACTATTTCATTGCTGAAGCAACAAGGTAGGAAGCTATGTGCAATAAGCCGTAAACCGAGTTGCACCCACCGTAATATTTTTAGTTAGTTGTTACAATTTTATATGCAAAAATAGCAATAATTTTGATATTAAATGCAAACTATATTTTTTATTTTCCTTTAGCTTTTGAGATAGCAATAGCCAAAATTTGATTCATTGGCCTTACTTTTCCACCAGCACCTCTTGCTTTACCAGACTTTTTATTGTCTTTCATTAAATCTTTAATGTTATAGGAAATAGCTGATTGTACAGCTTTCTTTGATGCTCCTTTTGCTTTTCTTAGCATATCTTTAAATTTTATATACAAATATACAAAAAAACAACCCAAGATTGCTCAAGGGTTGTTTTAATTTACATTATTGCTAATGTAAAGCGAGGGAGGAGATTATACACTACCTCTTTAATACTTTTTAAGTGCAATGTGTATATAATTGGCTTAAATTTACTATATGACCCTCAATGCAAATATACAAAAAAAGCCCCACATAAAGTGGAGCTTCCCTAAACCAAAACTATTTACCTTAAAAACTTAAAACAATGCAAAGGTATAAACTTTTTTTATAATATATACTTTCTTATTAATAAATATCCAACAAACCCTAAAACAAGGACTATAACCCAATTAGATACCATATCGCTAAATGAAGCCTTTTTAATGACCTCCTTTGAACTTTCTTTTGCTTTTTGTACAACTACCCTATCTTCCTTCTTATTGGCTGAAATCGCCTTATTTTCGTTCTTATTCTCAAGTACCTTAGTAATTACAGAATAATAGGTTTTATTGATAGTATCATACTTAACCTCGTAGATATATTCTGTCTTTGTAATTATCTTTCCAGTATCGGTATAAACTGTATTAACTACCTCTTTAATCTCGGTAACTACTTCTTTTTCAACCTTAACAACAGTCTTGGTCTTGCAAGAGTAAAGTAGTAAAACTACTACCATTAGTAATAAATACATTATAAATTTCTTCATATCTTTTTTCTCTGTTTTTAACAATTTCTTTTAATTGCTCAATCTCTTTCTTTAACGATATTAATTCTTGTTCTTCTGTCATAGGGCGACAAAGGTATGATTTTATGTTGAAATTACAACATTTCTTTTTCAATGTTTCTTTCTAAACACCTAATAGCTTTTTTTAAGTCTTGTATTAAAGAATCTTTTTTCCCAGCCCTCAAAATGTATTTAAGTGCATTAAACTTATAGTTGTTTAAATTGTAGGCATCAGATATATCATAAACATCTATTTCAACCCCTTTAATTTGTGCTTTATAATAATTTGGCTTTAATACTGCATCAGCTATCTGTTCGCCAGTTAATGGGACTTTAGCTTCTTCTGTATGAGGTCTGTATTTTTCTGTGCAATTATGGCAAGTAACATCACATTCACAATTTTCAAGTCGGTTAATTTCTTCGATACTTTTCATTCTGTTTTTCTTTTTGTTTTTCTAAGTTAGTTTCTTTTATTATTTCTCTTTTAAGTAATTCTATTTCTGAATATAGTTCTTGTAGTCTTTCAATTAGTTTCATCCTCTTGGTCATAATCTAAAAAATTCAATCGTGTTTTAATCATTCGCATTAATTGCATTTGCAAATCTACTTTAAATTGTGAATTATAAAAAGTAAAAGACATCTCCTCTGTATCTTTAAACATCCCCCAAAATAAATCTATTTCTGCGAGAGTTTGGTCATCAGTTACTTCCTCAATATCATCTATGTTTTCTATGTTATCAGCCATAACATAAAAATACGAAGATTTTAAGATTTATTGAAGTCGTAAACCACTCCGTTATAGTAACATCTTCCATCAATAATAATGTGTGGAGATGCAAAAAAACGCACTTTATCGCCATCTACCCAGAAATGCACCGTTACAAAGCCATTTTGCCAGTCTGCTACCACTCCAGTAGGCAAATATTCCACTTGATTGATTAATCTGGTACATCCAGATTCTAACCAAACATAAGGAGCTTTCCTATTTGTAAGGTATTTAGAGTTTAGTCTATGGGTGTGGCCAGTAGAGCCAGATGACATATAATCCTTTATGTTCTGTTCTGCTGCGTTCTTAGCCAATTTAAGGCCGTGTGTTATATCAAATATATCAAAGTAGGTAAATACATCAGAAGGGTCATAAATCATCCCTAAAGCCTCTAATTGAAGCATTTCCTCAAGCTTAGTAGTCTGGAAGTTATTGTAAAGAATAGCTAAGTTTTTTAACTGCTTATCTCCCAATAAGTTAGGCTTTGTAATCCTTTCATCGTGGTTTCCAGTTCTAATGCGAATCTCTGCATCTGTGCTTAACCTTAAAGGCTTTAAAATTTGTTCTACCGTATAATCAATCTCTCCAATCTCTGTATAGCCGTTCAAAATGCCATCCATATATAGTTTTTGGGTATGTTTAGACAAAAATGGCATATCTACAATATCTCCATTGATACATACTTCATCAAATTTATTGTCTTTTAGGATGCTGTTAATACATCTTAATGTTCTTAGGTCGGCTAACCATCCGTGTACATCGGAGAAAATCATTACAGAATAAAGTTTTTTATCCCATAATTGTTTTTGTTGCCTAACATTTAATTCAGTAAGGCTAAGTCTTGGTCTTGGTCTGTTTGCGTTCATACAAATGAGTTATAAAGTAAAATATCTTCGTGCTGTGCAAAGTCTATTGAATCGCTGGAACTCAATAGGGGCTTGATAATGGAGTAATAAGTGATAATTCCATTCCATACAATTAGGTCGTTAGATTTGTAACGCATAATCCCTTAATTTTCTGCAAGTTAGAGATTATTTTTTAAAATACAAATCTGCTTCTTTGTTTCTTCTAATTGTTAGGCCATTTACAACCACTCCACCAGCCTTATTCCACTTTAAAAATTCTGCTTTAATAGTTTGGTCATTTGGATTTATTTTTACTTTTTTGAGTAATGTAGAATCTCCAAGACCCTCTGCTTTAGTGTCAGAATCTATATCCATTCCAACATTATACCCAAAGGATAATAAAGCATCAAATTGGTTTTGATTGACTATGGTTTTGCCTAATAGAAAGTTTAGGTCTTTTTCAAACTTAGATATATCGTGTCTAAGGTATTCGTATGCTTGTTCCTTTGTGATAGGAGCATCTTTAATTGTTACTTTTTTGCCATTAGGATAAATGGTTGTTCCGATACCAATAGTTGGTACTTTTGCACTACATAGGTATGGTTTAAGTCTTAATCCCTCAAAAAACTCAATTAGCTTGATGCCGTTATCACTTATTTTCATTTGCCTTCTTTAAAGAATTGTTTAAAGAAACTCTTTCCAGTTAAATCTTTAAGATTCTCATCAAGCGATTTAAGCTCAATTAAAGCTATTAAACCACTTACTATCTTTAAAGCATTTAAGTCTGGCATAAAAGACTTTTCGAATGTGTGAGCTACTAAAATAGCTGCCATATAACCTATGCCTTTAGTAACAGTAGGTCGCATTTTTCGTGATGAAATGACTTCTCCTCTTTTTCTTGATGCTAACATCCCAGTTACAAAGTCAGTTAAAACTAAAAATCCAAGTCCAAATAAGACTGGGAATACTGGGGTAAAATACACTATAATATAAATGTATATAGCAGATAGATTATTGAGGATAAAATTTTTCATTACATAATGTTTTTTTATACAAATATAATAAAAAAGTGCCTTAGCGATTAACCAAGACACTCTTTAATATAGTATTATACTACTTATTCTTGAACCATTTCTGGCTCTTTAACATCTAATACTTTTTTTAGTTCAATTAAAGCATCAGCGATAATTTTAGCATCTTGTAAGTTAAATGCTCCTTTTTTTGTGGCTAAATCAAGACCTTGTCCCAATATACCATATATTTGCTCGTTTGTCATAATTACATTGCTGTTGTTGTTACTTGTTGCCAAGTTCCGTTTTCAAATATACACAATTTATTTAAAGTTGTATTATAAGCCATTAAACCATTTGCTGGAGTTGCTATTGCATTAATCTCTGCCGTAGTCATTCTTGGTAACAAAACACCTTTTGTTGTACTTGTAAATGTAGCGACAGAAGAAGCAATATTAGTTCTTGTTCCAATCAATAATGAACCCCCCAACCAAGTAGAAGTAATTAAATTATTACCTATAAAAGTTCTATTTGATTCAGTTGCAGATTCTACATCACATCTATATCCAATAAGAATATTGTTTGAACCAGTTGTTAAATCATTAGTTCCAGTATAACCAGCTTGTGAACCTATCCCTATATTATTAATACCAGTTGATACTCTATATAAACTTGATGCTCCAATTCCTACATTATCATTACCAGAATTTCCAGCGTTGTTTCCAAGAGCTTGTTGTCCAATAGCTACATTTGAGTTTCCAGTTCCATATTGAAAAGCATATGCACCTAATACAGAATTACTTGAACCACTTGCTCCAGATTGTTTAGCATAAACACCAAGAACTGTATTATTTGAACCACTTGTATGGTTTTGCATAGCAAGAGAACCAACAGCTACATTGTAACTTAATGTTGTAGATGCTTTTAGTGTATCCGAACCTATTGCTGTATTTTGAATACCAGTTGTAAGGCTTCTTAATGATTGATAACCAACAGAAGTATTTTGATTTCCACTCGTATTAAATTCTTGTGAGCCAGAACCAACTGCTGTACTATAATTTACTGTTCCAAAATTCAAACCAGCATCTCTACCAATAAGAACATTGTCAATATATACACTTCCACTATTAGTTATAAATCTTGCAGCTCTTGCTACTCCATTTACTTGTAAATGACTTGATGTATCATCAGTTGGAGCATTGATTAAAATTCTATTACCTACTACTGATTGAGTGATAGCACTATATCCACCACCAGAACCATTAGCAGCAGCCGTAATTCTACCTTGAGCATCAACTGTAATGTTTGCACTTGTGTAAGCACCAGCCACTACTGCTGTGTTTGCTAAAGCGATAGTTCCACTTGTTGTAATTGTTCCACCACTTAAACCAGTTCCAGCAGTTATAGATGTAACAGTTCCAGAACCACCCCCAGATGCTAAAGGTGTCCAAACACCACCAGCGTAAACATGAAGTTGTGCAAGAGTAGTATTATAAATCATTAATCCATTTGCTGGAGTTCCGATTGCGTTCATTTGAGTTGTAGTCAATCTTGGCATCAAGAATCCTTTAGTTGTACTACTCATATGTAATTGAGCAGATGAATCAACAGAAACTAAACCAATACCCACACCACCACCAGCAGTTGTTGCAAGGTATGTACTATTTGCAGTTCTAAAAGTACCATTAATATCAAATAAATAACCAGCACTTGTAGTTCTATTTACTCCGATAAAAGTACCACCATCATATAATAATGTACTTGCAGTAACACCAGATGTGCTACTCCATTTAGTCATATAATTAGTTGTACCAGTTCCAGTAACAGTTCCACCAAAGCCTACCCAAGCAGAGCCGTTATAGAATTGGAAACTATTTGAATCTGAATTGAATAATAATTGACCAGCAGCATTACCAGTAAATGCAGCAATAGTTGCATTTGTTTGACCTATATATTGTACTCTTTCAGAGTTTAATCTAATAATTTTAGTAGCATCAAATACATCAACAGTTGTAAAGTTGTTAAGATTATCTCCTAAAGAATAATGATTACTTGGTAAATCTAAAAATAAACCACTTTGTGTTCCATTAAAATATGCACTTATATTTTGATTAGAATCATCAACCCTAAAGAATGTAGTATTATTATTTCCTACATAATCTCCAATATCTGTTTGTCCATTATTATTTACAAGCAATCCAGAGTTTTCTCCATTATCTGCTGCTCCAAAAGTATAATAGTCAATACTAAAATCTAATTTTAAACCTTTATCTGTACCTTGATTTGTTGTTTTGATAATTTGGTTTCCCTCATCTATAAATATCTTAGTTCCATTATATGAATCATTCCAATCTCCTAACAATGTCTGAAATCCAGAAGAAGATATACCTTGTGAATTATTATTATTTTCTAAAATAAAATAATTATTTGCAAAATCTAATTTTAAACCTCTGTCTAAAGCACCATTTACTGTTTTAACAATCGAACCAGTAGCTACAAAACCATTATTTGAACCAGTATTTGTTAAATAAGCAACATCAGTTGAAATATTAATTAATAAACCATTATCAGTAGCATTATCATTAATTTTAATAATACTTCCATTATCTGTTATATGTGAATTTGTAAGTGTATTTGTGCCAGTTGCTACTGGGACATAATTATTAGATAAAGTACCAGTTATAGCATTTACTGTTGCAGAATTAAAAGCAGTCCAATCAGCACTTGATAATAAACCTCTATTTACTGCCGAAGCAGTAGGTAAATTAAAAGTATGCGTATCTGTTGCACTTGAAATATTAAAATCAGTTCCACTTGTTCCTACTGCAAAATATTGAACTTGATTAGTTAAACCATTTAAGGCTGTTAATCCAGTAGAAAATGTTGTTATTGCTTGGCATAAATGTCCGTTTTGTGTATGAAGTGTAATTGTTCTACTACTATTATTCACAAATACTCTAACAGCTAATCTATCAGTTATAGTTAATGCTGTTAAAGGAACAGCTAAAGCAGTAGTATATAAATCAATAGCAGTACCATTAGTAATTGATTCTGGAGCAGCAGAGCCACTTGAAATTAAAGTAAGCGTAGTGCCATCATATTTATATAATTCTAAATAAAAACTTGGAGTACCACCACCAGAACTTGCAGAAAACCACATTTCAAAGTTCCAATTACCAGCTGGTATAGATAATAAAGCTGGGTCGTTAGCATCTGTTACAAATTGAGCAATATAGCCATTTGCATTAATGTTAAAATCAGCACCAGTCCCTATAACAGCAGTCTTGCTCATTTCATAATAAGTGTTTCCACCTATTGTTCCTTGATTAGTACCTCCATTAAAATAATAACTTACCGAAGAACCTCCACCATTTGTAGTAGGAAAAGTAGCTAAAGTACCATCTCCTCTAACATATTGAGAAGCAAGACCAGCACCAGTAACTGCAATAGTTCCATTAGCCGTTAAAGGACTATTTGTAACAGTAAAAGCAGAAGGCATTGATAATCCAACACTTGATAAACCTCCAAAATCAGACCAAGATGCAGTAATTGTACTACTATCTTGTTGAACTAATGTTAATGTTTTAGTAGTTGTTCCAGTAACATTTGCAGATATAATTGAATCATTAAAAGCAACATCCCAATTTGCACTATTATCTGTCAAATATGAAATAGTACCAGCAGTTGATTTAACAATACCAGTACCACCTAAATAATCTTGTGGAGCGTTAGTTTCATTCTTAATCCATCTGATTGTATCTGAAATTACATTGTAATTTATCGTATTAAGTGGATTTACTGGGTCAAAAGCTTGATATGAAACAGAGTTAGTAGAAACAGCTTGAACTAATAATACTGGCCTCCCAGAAGCAGAATCGGTAATTCTATAAAATTTAGCAAGTGTTAAATCATTGGCAGCTATTTTTGCTTGTATTCCAGCAATAGTAATATCCTCTGCCGTATTTACGATAGTAGGTAAATCCTCTGCTTTAACCTTTTTATATTTTAACCACCCATTAACATCTACATCTTCAGCATCAGCGATTAAAAAGTAATCGTTATCATCTAATACTGGTTTTAGTGGGTATTGTTGTATTCTTACATCTGCCATCTTTTTATGCTCTAAATCTGTTTTTTCTTGAATCTACTAAATAATCTGCATCCTCATCAATAATATATGCTCCACAATAGTTAAACATACACTCTTTTGTAGTCTGAATTTGCACCTCAATTTCCATTGAAAGATACGCATATTCTGGCTTAAAAACAACATCAACACCTCTAAATTCTGTGTTTATGATTGATTGTGAATCTGTACTATATTTTCCTACTGCAAAGGTAACTCTTTTTGCACTTAATTCTATTCTTAGGCCGTTAATATCCTCAAATATTTTTGCAATATAAAAAGCTAAGTCATCCCCAGCATAATTGTCATCACACTTCAATTTAGCCTTTCTAATAGACCCAATGAATGTTAATGGTATAGTTATAGTAACTGGCACTTCGCATGGCTTAAATGAAGGGAAATCGCCAGTAGAGAAAGATATATCTCCATTCTTTCTAAAATAAGAAGCTCCAAACCATTTATTAGGCTGAAAGTCCATTTTGTACTTGCCATTTGATTCATAAAATAAAGGGAAAACCTTACCATCTCTTTCTATTAACTCGGTTAAACCGTAGTTACTTTGGAAGATAGTTTCAGCATCCAGCTTATTTTGCATATATCTTACTACTTGTTGTATCATTTTGCTAAAGCTAATCTAAATTCTTTTTCTAATATATCGTGGTAAAAACTAATTTCTACTTTGGTTAAGTCAATTATCTTACCATATTTCTTTTCTAAAAACTGAATCTTATCTATGTTCTCTTGGTTTTTAAGAGTAACAATATATCTATGGTTATCAACCTTAATAGGTTTATTATCTGCTAAATTAGTTGTAGCTTTACTTATAGTAGAGTTAGCTAAATCACTCTGTAAGCGATTGTTAAGTCGTATATTCACAAAGCCAGTTTCTCTACCCATAGCTTTTCTAAAAGCTTTATAACTTGGATAATAAGCCGTTTGTGGGTTTTTGTCTAATCTCTCAAATTTAATAGCACTTCGAGTTTTAGTAGTTTTACCTCTTACAAGCTCTGGTTTCCCTTGAAGCTTAACTGCTTTAGGAGCATCTTCTGGTCTAATGTAAACTGGGGTTGTACTATTGTAATCCCCAATCTTAACACCAAGACTTGTTTTACCATCTTCAAATATCCTTTTAATCCTTTTTTGATTAACAGAATACACAGCCAACTTCATAATCTTATCAGACTTTAAAGTAGTGATTTGCCTTCTTAGTTGGTTTTGATAGTCTTTTACTGTCATCAGTTTAAAATTATTTTAATCGTTACTGTTTGTTGATAAAACTCATCTCCTTCAATCCAAAAGTCTGTAATGAAGAATGTTTCAAATATGCCATCTACCTCGCTATAAATCAACTTGGGAGTATGGTTCTATTCATTCTTAGTCTGTTGCAAGAAAAACATACATCGTAAGTAGGTATCTTTAAATTCTTAACTCCAGCTTCTAATCTATTATTATATTCAAATTCGTAATATTCCATTCTTGACCTTAATCTCTCTCTGTCAATATTAGAACTTGAGAATGTGTTGCTCATTAAATCTGCATATTGAGTAATCAAATAAGCAGTTTTGTATAACATTGCACTCACAAAGAAGTTAGCATTACTGCAAATCCAAGCTTCGTGGTCGCATTGTAAAGAATAAACAATAGAGATACCACCAGTATCACTTTCGCCATTCAAATATGTTTGTGTTTTAGGGTCAGCATTTTCAAAAGTTACACCAGTTGAGTAAACATATTTATTCTGCATATAAGCACCACCTCTATTACAAGTTACACATCCAGAGTTTAAGAAACTTGAAGCATAAGATTGAAAAGAAGAAGCATCATAAATAAACACAATGTTTAAATCTTGGCTTGAGCTTTTGTAAACTTTATTGATTGTAGTTTGTACTATTTGGTTAGCAACCGAAGCCACTACAATAGTATCTAATAATTTACCTTGTGTAAGGTCATATACTTGAAGATTTACATTACCAGTATAATTCCAAAAAGTTTGTACAGTAGAAACATAACATTTAGCAAAAGTTGTATCATTCCAAATTCTCATTTGAATACCTTTTGAACTACCAGCAATAGCTGGAACAAGTGTTGGTGTTTCGTTAAATTGTCCTAACCTTACAGATTCTAAAATTGATGTTACATTAAATTTAGCTGTAAACTTAGAGTAAATATCACTTTTAATTTGGTCTTGAGCCAAAGAAATCTTATCTAACACAAAAGAATCTACATCAGCATAATCTTCATTGATTATATCCTCTATAAATTCTCTGCTAATACCAAGTGTGTTTAAATATAAACCATCAGATGGTAATGCACTCTCTGTACAAGAGCCTTTTAATCCTATAAGATTGTCAAAACAAGCCATGTTAAAAAAAATAAAGGTAGGGGGTTTTAGCCCCCCACCAATGAATGAAAATTATGAATTTGTAACTTTGATTTTCGCCATGTAGTTTACACCACTCATGAAATCGCCTTGAGCATAAATGTCCAAAGGTAATCCAACAAGTTTTGTAGTTGCTACAAGTGAAACCGAAACTGTACCACAGCTATCAGAAACTGTTAAATCCATAGGGATTCCAGTTCTTGGAGAGCGAATTACAGTTGAAATGTAGTTACCAGCATCACGGTAAGGAAGTGGCATACCTTCTTTCCAAGGGCTACGAGTATAGCTTAACAAAGTTAATGAACCAGCTTGAATTGCAACAGCTTTATCTGTTCCAAAAATCGCTTCGATTCTTCTGTCATAAGCTACCGCTTTACCGTATTGGTTGAAGATAGTCGCAACATCAATACCTTGTTGTGTGCAACATCCAGCAGATGAAGTTGCTCTGTAATACTCTGCAAGAGTAGAACCAGCAAAAATCATTGATTCATTGCAATAACCAGTCTTTTGCATTGCAAAGTCAATCTTTGCAGTTGTTTGTGGGTCAATGAAAGTTGAACCAGCTTGTAATGTATTTACTACAAACTCATTAGATGCGTTCATAGTTACATTTGAAGCCCAGTTACCTACTAAAGAAGCTAAGTCAGCAGTATGCTCGGTAGCTAATTTACGGTCTAAAGCATCAACTAAATCTGCTAATCTACGAACAAAATATGTTTCGTTAGCAATACAAGCTGCTTCTAATTCTTGAGCAGTCATTGAGAAACCAATACCTTGGTTTTCATCTGTATCTAATGTGTAATCTGTAAATCTATCTCCAATGAAGTTAGATACATCACACTTAGGGTTAGCAATGTTAGCTGTAACTGCTGATTCTAATTGGCGAGGAGTGTAAGTTAATCTTACATTTCTAATCTTTCCACCGCCTGGGGCTACCTCTTGAGATAAGCCGATATTGTTTACTGGAGAGTTTACGAATTCGAAGAATGGCATAAACTCATTAACTGGACAAGTCATAAAATACTCTGTCAGTTCTCTTTGAATGGTTGGACACGCTGTTAATTGTCCTAATACATACGACATAATAATTAAAATAAAATAAATGCACTTACATATTTCCTATTGCCTTGTAAGTTTTCGGCACTTATTCCTTAATTATTGGATAAGGCATCCACGCACTTGCGATGTGTATTTTTTGCCACAAGGGCAACTCAGTTAATACTGAGCTGCCGATGGGTGTATCATTCTTCCTCTTGGCCCTTCAGTAGGAGTACTTTCAGCTTGTGTTACCACTCTCTGATTAGTTTGTCTGCCTCCATCTGGATTCATTTGGTAAATCTTATATTCAATAGCTTTATCTCTCAAGTAATCTTCTGGAGAGTATTGAACTCCAGCCTTGTTAGGATGGAATAAAGTCTTACCTTCTTTGTCAAAGATACTAAAATTATCATTTTCATCAAAATCAAACTTTACATCTGACATAATCTTTGTCTTAAAACCTTCTTTACGAAGCTCATCTGCTTCTGGAGCATACTTAACAGAGTTAAATGCTTTCTCTAAATTAGAGTTTAGCTTTTGTTGTTTCTCTTTAACTACTAAGCCAGTCTTGAATGATTCAAACTCTTGGTTTGCATTAGTAGCTTGAGTTCTCCAATTAGAAGCTTCTTCACGAAGTAACTTTAATTGCTCTTGGTATTTAGTTTCAATTTCACTTGAATCGCCAGTTACCTTTGAACGCATATCTCCAAGCTCTTTTTCAAACTTGCCTTTTGCTTTGTCAGTTACTAAATCAAGTAAATCTTCAACAGATTTGTCTTTAAAATCCCCAGCATCAAACTCTAAAGATAATTTATCCTTAGCTGCTTGTTTAATCTTTGTTTCAATAGTTCCTAATCTTTTACCGATTAATGGATTAATGAAATTTGGGTCTTTTGATAATTCTGACTTGTAAACATCTTTTCTTGCGAATGATGAACCAAATGTTTCTTTTAAGTTGTCTAATGATTCGATTGAATCAACATTGATGTCTAAATATTCAGACACAAATTGTTTTAATTCTTCTTCTTTAATTGGCATTTGCTAATTCTTTAAGTTTATTAATTCCGTAAGTTTTTTTGTATTCAATTCCTTTTTCATCTAAAATAGCCCAGTATTCCTCTTTAGTGAGTTCTTCTTCTATTTCAACGATTGGAGAATCATCTACTACTTCTTGTGGTTTTTCTACCTCTAAATTAACTTGTGATAAAGGTTTTAATGGTTCTTGAGGTTTTATCTCATCTACGACAAGTTTATTTCTCCTCATGTAGTCTGGCATTGCTACGAGCTTTTCTGGGATAAAGACTACTGTTCCCTTCTCATTTAGGCATCTTACTGACATAAATATTTGTTTTTTCTTCAAATATAGGACTATATGTTTGGAAATGTGAATATTTATACCTAATATTGTAGTTTATTACTATATGTTACTATATGGCAAGGGAACGCAAAAATAAAGACTGTATAACAGCAACAATTAAATTCTGTGGAGAAGCGATGGCTATCATCCACGCAAGACAAGCTAAGGCTCTAACTGAAAGTGGAGTTAAGATTAGTATTGAAACAGCAGTTAATAAACTTTTATTAGGAAAATAATGATTGTAAGGAAAAGAGAGATTGAAGTATTGTATCAAACACTTCATAAGTTAAAAGAGTTCTACGCTAAGAAGCACGATGTGCATTTAAACAAAGTAAACTTTATTATTCAAAGTACAGTTATCTTTGTGATGATTGATGGAGTACATAAAGAAGAAATCAGAGAAATTAAAGAACTTAAATCTTTATAAATGGAAATATTAATTATCTATTGGATTGCAAGTACAATTTATGGAGTATATTGGATTAGTAAGAAGCTGGGACAATTAGAAAATAAAGAGTATTATACTTTATTAGATTTAATAGCTTATTTATTAGCTTCTATGATTATTACCCCATTTGCTTTGCTTATTTATTTATTTAATTCAATTAAATTTAAAAGACCTAAATAAATCTTTATAAAAAATAGTTAGGTGGCGAAACGGTAAACGCTAAAATCAAAAGCATTAATAGCTATAAGACTTTTGTAATAGGTACTTCAAACGGCTTTCTAGATAAGCCTACCATATAGGTTCAAATCCTATCCTAACTACAATCCTAATATTTCTATCTCTGCTTTAGTAGGTGTGAAATTACCATTTTCAATGTTCCTTTTAATAACATCTACTGGTGTAGCAGATATGGCATTAGGAAGTATGGAATGATTACATCTATAACCTCCAGCATAAACAAATATTGTCTTGCTATCAGTTCCACTAATTTTACCATCCCATTGTTTTAAATCTCCCCAAGCTTCTACTTCTTTCTTATGGTAGTATTTTCCGTTACGAGTAATGCAGAATTGTCTTGAATCTTCAACAAGGCCACCTCTATAAGCATACCATTCCACATCTAAATCTTGAGCTATATTATTAGTATATCCTCTGTCAGCTACTGCGAAGGTGTCAAAAGCCATTTGTTTAGCATAACGATATAATCTACCCTCTAACTTGTTTCCGTTGATTGTACCACCTTGTATGGCTTGGCTGATAGCTTTAACTGTCTTACCGTAGGCATCCCCAGCAACTACTGCATCTGTTAAGATATTCTTTACTGGATTGTATAGATTAGAAGTTAAATAAGCTTGTCCAGCCATTAATTCAAATGCTTGTTTACGGCTTACCTCTAATGCCTTTAAATTAAAAGAAGATACCTCAAAATCTCCAAATGCTTTCTTAAAGAAGTCATCTGTTATTTTTGCTTGTTCATCAAACTCTTTTAAGAATACTGAAGTCAAAGAAAGGTACTCTGAAGCCTTAAATATCTTTTGTAGGTCATCATTAATATCCTCAATGATTGATAGGTTAGCTTGAGTTCTTTTTATGTTTCCGTTCTCATCCCTCTTTAGTTGTTCTAAAGAATCCAACATCTCTAACATAATTTCCTTCTGCGTATCTTTTATACCATTAGTATATGCAGTAGGAATATCATCTAACCTTGATAATTTAAGCTTTATAATTTCTTCTAAAGTCATTATTGAATCATTGAATCAATACCTTGTACAGAAACATTATTACTTTCAGTTATTTGATTAGCTTTCAATTTAGCCATATCAACTATCTTAGTCTTTTGAACTTCAAATTCTTGAGTTAAGAAATCTGGTTCTAAAGCAATCATTTGGTCTACAAATGACATAAATGAATCGTGTAAGATAACTTCCCATCTTTCTGCAAGACCTTTAGCTTGTCTTAACATAACCTCATCGCCACTTAAAACTAATAACCTATCTGTATTAATCATTAATTCATAAACAGCAGTTGTTTTAGCATCTGTGTAGAATACTGATTTTAAGTATCTGAATATCTCTGCGTGAATCAATACTGCTGGAACTTGGTTCTTAACCATTTCCGAGATAGTCATTAAAATATCTCTTTCAGTTCCAATATCAAAGCTTTGTGGATATGCAATAGAAGGCTTTACATAATCATCCTTGTAACGCATCCATCCAATAGCATTAATGATAAACTCAAATGTTTCAAATGCAGTATGTGCAATAGGCATAATAAATGCAAATGCAGCTTTATTGTCTAATACAGTTCCAGTAGCAGTCATATTCTCATAACCCTTAATATCAGAGGTTGAAGTTTGCAAGTGAAGAATCTTACGAGCTTTAATCTCGGTCTTATCAATAGATTCCTCTAAGAATTGTAAAGTATGAACTTCTGGAGAAACATATTTTAATGGCTCTTGAGAAGAACGCAATTCACTTTCATTTTGTCCTCTAACTTCTGGCTTAATTAACATTGTTTCCAATGGGCCTAAACGAGAAACTAAACCAACACCGTGGCAATTAGAACAAGTGTGAGAATGATAATTACCATCTTCATCATTGAATCCTATAATACCATCGCTACATCTATTTCCATTTTCTTCAAACTCACAAATATCTCCCAACATAATTGTAGCTGGGAATACGCATTTAGCAATACTTGCTTGTTTGTAAGCACTATTTTGTGCCACTAAATCTAATAAGTCAGTAGCAAATAAGAAAGGAGATTGCCATAATACTTTACCTTCGTAAACTACTGGAATACCTCTTAAACGAGTAGCTGGGACTTTACCCCAACCATGATTGTAAAATAAAGTAATCTCAAATTGATTATCTACATATTTACCTACTTGTTTACAAAACCAAATATTTTGGTCATCATAAAACTCATAGATTCTACCTTTTTCTCTTTTGCTTCCGTAATATTCTACAATAGATTTTTTTTCTGATTCTACAATACAACAATTTGTATCAAATCCAACTACTTGTCTTGATGTAAAATAATATGGTTGTGGTTCAATAAGTTTATTTGAATCTAAAACATATCCACCATTTTCATCTTCAAGCATTTCAAGAGAATCTGGTCTGATAGCAATAACTCCCATTGCATCTTTTAATTGCAATGCAAACATCACTTGTTTAAAGAATGATTCTAATGAACCATAATCTCTAATACCATTATCTAAATATTTTTGGAATGTTAATCCAGCTTGTTCGTATTGTGGTGCATCTAAACCAAAGTGAATACTCCAATTTTGGTCGTGTGTTGCACGAAGTACAGTATTTAAGAAATCAACGAATACTGGTTGCGTAACATTTTTATAGTTATCTTGCATCCAACGAGCTGCTTGTTCAGTTTGATTAGGTGCTCTTTTTGCAAACAATCTTGCTGGGAAACAGTTCTTCTCACTATGAACTCTAATAGCTTCATAATCTTCAACTGATTCATCATAGCCTTCAAAATAGTCTGGAAGTACATCAATGTATTCGCTACCGAATAACATAGCTACATCACTATTGTAAGCTCTTTGTTTGCGTTCTCTCTCGGCTTCAATAGCAAGAGCAGAAACACGCTTAATCTTAGCTGCAATTTCTTCTATACTGTACATCGCTTATGCTGCTATTTTACTTCCTTTGTAAACCATTTCCTCGTGAGATGTACTCATACATCCTTTACCTTTACGACAATTAGTGATACTCGGTCTAACTAAATAAGTTTTAGTTTTAGGTTTTTTTATTTTCTTAGCCATTGTAATTAGATTTAAAACATAAAATATCATACTGTTCTCCTTCCATTCGGAGATTTGCATATAAGTTCCTACAAAAATAACCTAATTTATTAAGAAAATCGAATATATCTTGTGGTTTTTTCCCAAATTTCTCTAAAGTTCCTCGGTTTATTTCAATTAACATCAAAGGTTCAAATTTCTTTATGGTTTCAACAGCACCTTCTAAGACATCTAATTCCCAGCCTTCGCAGTCTAATATCATAAAATCCAAAGAATCTAACTTAAGAGAATCAAGTGTTATAACATCTATTTCAGAGCCTTCTACACATACACTTGCACCTACATTATCATTTCTGTTAATATCTACTTTGCCCTTTTTAGAGCCAATAGCACAATTAGCTAAAGTAACATTATCCCAATATTGAGAGTTATGCTCAAGGCATTCAAATGCTTCTGGATTAGGTTCAAAAGAAATAACCCATTTCCCTAAGTCTTTTAGGAAAGCTGTATTATCCCCTATGAAAGCACCTATTTCTACTATGCTCATATCTTTACGAAGGTAGTATTTAAGCTCTTGTGCTAATGATTTGTTGTGGATTAATGAATTGTGTTGCTCAACCCATTTACTAATGTGAGTGTCGTTTTCTAAAACGGCTAAATCGTTTCTTAGGATTTTCATAAATGTTTGTTTAGTTGTTCTTTATCTTGTTCAGTTAGTCCACTCCAGCTCCAGAATTGCTTTACTGGATGATTAGGAATAGAATCTCTGGTATTGACAAAATTATACTTTTCTTTCTCAAATTCAAAAGCATAAGCACCAATAATATTAAATTCGCTGAATTGCCTATTTCTGGTTCTTTTAAGCTGATTTAAGAACCTATCTGAATAACTTAACCATAAACCAACTAAAGTGCTTCTATGGTAAGCTAATCCATTCCTACGCATAAACTCATATTTTACATCTAATCCAGTTGCTTTATCAGTAGCTTCTTTCCAAAACATTACTTCTGGAATATCCTCGTAAGGTGTCATTAACACATTTGGTTTACCATCAGTAAAGAAATCCTCTGGCTTTGTAGGTTCTGTAAAAATACAATCAGAATCCATAAATAAAATGAACTCTGAATCAGTATAATCAAAAGCCCTAAGCTTAATGTATTGTTGGTATAAATAACCATCAAAATTAGGCCTACAATAATGTACAACTTCTTTTGTTAATCCCCAAGATTCAATCTCGGATTTGCAATCCCAATCTGCAACAATTAACACTTCAAATCCACTACCATACTTTTCTATTGATTTAAGACAGTATTTAAGCCATTTTAGGTCGTTCTTCCAAGTCTTTATAAATATTACCATTTAACATTATTTAGTATTATCATTTAACATTATCCATTATGTGAGCGTAAATTATATTGTTTAGTTGCATTATGCTTCTTGCTCTTACATTGTGCAAATGTTTAAATTCGTGTCCTAAAGCTTCCCACTCTTGCATAGAGTATTGAGTATTGTGAAGTCTATGGAAAGCAAATGGCTCTCTAAGAAACTTTACTGGAATATTAGCCTTCATAAGTGAATAAGGAACATGATAGTCCCACCAACAAGCTCCAATAGCAAACTCTGACTTTGGTATCAAATCTATGTAATTTTTATGAATAAAGAATACATCTATACCACTTTCAAATACTTTGTTATCATTTATGTCATTAATGAAATCTCTCCTTTTTACAATAGTTGCTCTATTGGGTAACTTTTCAATAACCTCTGGAAGTAATGTCCAACTATCGTTTAAGATAATATCGGAGTTAATAAGACAAATATCTGTGTCATCTTGGGTCTTAGCAAAGTCTAATAAAGTATCTAAATAGATTAAAGGTCTTCCAAACTTATGCTCCCCACTTATGCTTTCTATGAAAGTTACATTCTTGTAGTTATCTTTAAGAATAGCAATCTCTTTTGAGTTGTTAAACGAATATACTTTAAGGCCTAAATTAACCCAAGAGTTAATGGCTGTTACTTGTATATCTTCGTTTATATGTTTTGGAGAAATTGATGTTAATGCAATCATTTGAAATTCAAGTGTTTATCTGTCATTATATAACCTACTTTATAATCGTGAGCTATGCCTTGGTTAGAACAATATACTCTCATAATCCTATCATAGTAGTCTATGTATCTTTGCTTAGTTTCTTTTCTACCTATTCCATTTCCGTAAAGCGAAAGTACATAAAATTTTTCTCCTAATTCAGTATAACTTTCTGGAGCATAATAATTACCAAAGAATATAGGTTTAATATCTATTGTTGGGTCTATACCCATTTGTGCAAATGTAGCACTATAAAATAGCTCATCTGGTATAGTCCCTCCCCAAGTTACAATCTTATCTAAGGCAATTCCTTCTTTGTAATTAGCTTCAAGCTTCTCAAAGTATTCCTTACATTCGTTCTTCTTAATGTACATAAACGAAGATTGGATTGCTGGTAATATAGCATCATCATTAAGGTTGAATCTTTCCCATATAACAGCATTAGAAGCCCAAATAGAGTATCTAATCTCATCAAACTTACCACCAATACCCATAACTTCAGTTTGGATTGGTTTATCAATTTGACTTAACTTGTCAATTAATGGTTGT